TACATGAGCAGGAGCTACTGCAGCTGCAGTTAATAGATCTATCTTCCATAACTCTAGTGAGTTGAAATGTTTATCCTGCCATTCTCTACCTCTCAGATTGAATGATGCCTCCACCTCTTCACCTACTTTATAGCCATCTAGTAGAGCTGTCTTATCTCCTGTAGCTTGCAAGCTGATGTATTGAGGATATTTGCCATCCTCTACGGTTATTACTACTTCTCTCTTAGAGAACTTCTCAGTCACCTGTACGGTATCACCTATCACTTTGATAAGTCCTTTTACTTTGTAATCATTCATGTTATTGTTTTTATTAAATTATACATACCTAGTATTATCAATCCATAAATTATCAGCATTAGGATCATTGCCATGGTTTTCTCGGTCATAGCTTCTCTATTTCTTGTTTGACTTCGTTCCAATAATGTTTATTCGGCAACATAACATTATCCATTTCTAAAATAATCTCATCAACTGCTATTAATGCACATTGAATATCTAAAGAATCATATACAATATCTTTATTTTTCCAATCATTTTCTAATTCTCCTCTATTTAAACAAGCGTATTTTTTAACTAAATCTTTTGCTTTCTCTTGTGGTGTCATCTTATTTACCTTTAAATTCATCAATTAACATTTTCCATATTAATATTGCAATAGGTAAAAGTAATCCAATAATTACTATAAATAATAGTATTGCTTTCATCTTATTTATTATTTAATTGATTAATATACTTAACATAGTACTCAGTGCAATGATGCAACCTTTCCTTTATCTCCTCCTCAAGCTCCAGGTCTCTAGTAAAGAGTAGAGTAGTAATTCTCTTCTCAGGAGCTATATGATCTACCTGATGCAGTGATAAGTTCTCCCATTCATTGAGTAGTGATGGATGAGTAGAGACCATACAATAGACTAGACTAGCATAGTTCTTATCATATAACATCATGTAAGCTCTTAGCTGCCACTCATAATCTTTATTTATACCCTCCTCTGAGGTAGCAGGGAACGTTTCTAATGACCATGATGTCTTAATGTCTACTATTTGGTCATCTAATACTATATCAGCCTCTCCTGTAAGCCATTCGTTATTCACCCTCTCAGTGTTCTTAGAGTAGTTGCTAAACATTACCGAGTTGAATAGAGCAATAGAATCATTCTCCTGCATTATACCCTTATTAATGTACTTATTATTGAGTTCTACATTGTAACCATAGAAATCCTGCTTAGCTACTGCTCTAATGTAGCTCTTAGTAGTTTCAGACAACACCTCAGACTTAGTCCGAGATGCTGTCATTAGTTTTCCTAGTGAAGATGGATGCCATTTCATAGTAACATAAGTGCTTTAAGTTGTAAATCAGTTAGCTCAAATGCCTCCTTAAGCTGAGGGATTGTATACTTACCATTCTGAATAGCTACAAGTGCCTCCTCAAATCTTTGAGTAGTGATTGCAGGCTTTGTTGCCTTAACAGGTACACTAGCCATGTTAGCATCATCATCTAAAGATTGCAAACACAAAAGACTAGACAAACAGTACCTACGAAAGTAAGTCACAGCAGATCCTACTTGCTGTGGATTAAGTCCTGCAGGTAATTCCATACATGACTCTATAGACTCATTAGAATCTATGCAAATAATCTGAGTACATACTGAATTGCCTTGAATAGGCTGTAATAATAGTAGACCATTCTCTAATAAGATAGGCTCTACTGCCTCAGTAATGGCATTAATGTCAGAGTATGACTTTTTAAAGTGAGGATTGGTAGCATTCTTAGCTACTTTGCCGATTGACTGCTTAGCCTTGTGGAGCTTTTGGTGCAGGGTTAGTACAGGTGCTGGTACTACAGCTTTTGTTTTTGTTTCCATAATAAAGTTTTAAATTTCAGTAAAGGTAATCAATTAATTCATATCTGCAATAAATTTTTAATTATTTTTTCTAATACTCTCACTACTATACTATTTCCTGCCTGCTTATATGCTTGAGAATCTGATACAGTCCAAGTAAAAGTATCAGGGAAATCCATTAGTCTAAAGCATTCTCTAGGTGTAAGTCGTCTTATTTTATATCCATCCCATAAATGTCTGTCATTTGTAGCGTTTATTCTTGCATTTATACAAGCAGAATTTTCGTGAATACTTTGATTATATGAATCAACAAATCTTACTTCTCCTTCAGGTAATGTGTGTTTTTCTAAAGTTTCATTAAGTCTTTTTATATTATAAACTATGTTATGATTTCTATCCCCTCCTAAATTAGCTAAAAGTGCAGGACTTATTCCATTTATATCAAATATTCTATTCTGTTGATATGGCTGTTTACCTCCGCTTTCTAAACTTGAATTTAATTGAATTACTTTTATATATTGACCGTCAAAAGGTATTTTATTATATCCTGAAATAATACATCTACTTTGTTCAGGAATATCGTTTTTTATCATATTTTTATTATCACTACTTTTTAAACATCTAATTATTGATTTTGAGCTCAAAAAATACTTATCATCCACATCATCCTCAAGCACATTTTTCAATCGTTTATTCAAATGTTCTTCTTTTGGAAACTGAAAGTGATTATCAACATCATCTCTAATACCTATTAAAAATACTCTCTCTCTATTCTGAGGTACTCCATGATGTTTAGCATTCAATACTTGCCAATACAAATGGTAAGGTAAAGCATTATCATAAGGAAATAATATAGGCAATCCATTAACTGACCTACCTCCTAACATATTAATCCACTCTTGAAATGTATTACCTCCATCATCTGAAAGCAATCCTTTTACATTCTCAAAAATAAAGAATCTAGGATTATTCTTTTGGATAAATTCATAGGAATTAAAAAATAATATACCTCTCTTATCATCCTTACCTAATCTCTTTCCTGCTAATGAGAATGCTTGACATGGAGGTGATGTCATATAGATGTCTAAAGATTCTGATGGTATCTCTCTATCATATACATTTGTGGGATAATACTTAGGCTCTCCATAGTTATGAATGAAAGTCTGTCTAGCATACTTATCCATATCACAAGCAAATACCTCTTGATATTCTACTCCTAATCTAGTAAGTGCTTGATTAAATGCACCTACTCCACTAAAATCACTACCTACTTTAAGCATGATATAAAATTTAAGTAAAACTCCATAAATTCATCAAAATTTCTAGCAATAAAGTATGTACCCCCTGCAGCTTCTACTGATTCCTGATACCTCTTCTGCACTTCTGACTGCCTATCCTTACCATATTTCACCTCAATCTTAACTGACCTACCTCTAATGGTGGCAGATATATCAGCAGAGCCTTTAGTACCTGTGCTAGGAGTATAAGTGCCTTTCAGTTGTCTAGTGTTCTCTCCTACCTGTATCTTCTTACCCTCTCTATATACTCCCATTGTATTAATCCTCTCAGCTTGAAAGCCTGAATAGGTTAGAAAGTGAATGATACATTTAGTCAGAGCATTGGCAGAGTTATCATTCCAATCTGATGCCGTAATGTATGGCATGGTAGGGTGCTTAAGTGTGAGGTAGTTAATCTCTAAGGCTTTAAGTAGTGTTTTGTTTTCTTTGGTCATATATTCATAGCTTTAATTGTTAATTCATCCCATATATCTAGCTCTTTTACCTCCGGTACAAATGACAATCTAGTACTGCCTCCATTCCTATTTGTAGAGCAGATATATCCTTTGTATTCGCAGTACTTTTTAAAGTTAATTGTGATGCTGTTCTGTGTTATGTAGTTCTTTTTATCAGGGAATGCATTGCAGAATGAATCGTATAACTGTTCTTTCACTGAGTAGTAAGTATCCTCTTTTAGATCCTCAAAGAAATAGTACATCTCACTACTAATATCATCTAGTATCTTTCTAAAGTTTAGATTGATAGTAGGCATCTCAATTAATCCTACATTAAGATATATCTGTATACATTCTTGACAATAATTGTCAAAGGCTGCCCATTGGTCATCATCCCAATCAACGAACAGCTCATGTCCAAATAGATCTACAGGAGTAAACTTATCATTGAATGTCTTAGCCATCTCTACCTCATACTTTCTAGCATTAAAAGATGCACCATTGCCTGAGATAGTATAGTTAGTAGTTATAATAATCTTAGGGCTGTTAGTTACATCTAGTTTAATAGAATCCTTACCTTTGTATTCAATAGTAATACCCTCAGTAATCACACTGAATAAGCTCTCAAAGTTGAATTTCTTTTTAACATCATCAAATACTAATATCTGACAATCAGTAGAGACATTTTGGTAAGGGAATTTATTTTGAAAGTCAAACAACTTACCATCTAAGCTCTGCACTTTCTTAAGATGCCCCATTGCATTCCAAAACAATCCCTTTCCACTTCTCCCATTAGGCACATCAGAAATAGCCTCATCATTAAAGATAATAGCTTTGTTATTACTTCTATCTTTATAGCTGTGCAGGAGGTATCCGATTACTGTTTGAAATGCTTTGTACTTACTTTTATCTTTACCTGCTATATTCCATATAAAAGTTCTAAATTCTGACTTATGGTGATCTGTTTTTTTAAAGTCTCTATTGATGACCTGGTCTCTCCAAATAGATAGATCCATATCAGCATAAGATAGTACCTCTTTTTTATCTTTAGATACCTTTACTATGCAATTAGTATAGAATAGATATGCACTATCTTTGTCATCTTTTAATAGGCTTACATTCTTACTAGTCAATATCCCTAAAAATTCTCTCTTAAAAAACTTAAGATTTCCGCTCATCAGGTTATAAACTCCCTCAGGCTTATCATTAGATGTGATGTAATCTAATACAAAGTCTTTTATATCTTTCTCATATACCTCATTTAAAAATATACCCTCTTTCTTAATCATTTGAAATGTGCCGTTTTTCTCAGGGGAATGCTTAAAGAAATCATTGTTATCTAAGAAAGTTTTAAACTTAAAGTTGTTAAGATTGTAAGCTCCATTCTGAGTAGTGGACCAAAAGTCATCATCTACCATCTTAAATTTCTTTTTTAATGCCTCTTTAGCAGCATTCCAATCTCCATTATGCTTGACTAAAGTATAGATATTGAATGGTGAATAAGATTGCTTAGATTCAAATGGCTTTATAGCTCCTCCATCCTCACTAAATATATAGAACATATTATTTTGAAAGCCAAAAGTAGCAGAGAATCCATCTTTTATATCTTTGTTAGGTCTAGTCCAATACTCTGAGCCATCCTTTCTCTTATTGCAGAACTGCCATCCTATCCCCTTAAGCAGCTCCTTAGCCTCTTCTCCATTCTCAAGGTTATATTTACCATCAGGAGTAGTATCTTTCCAGGTCTCTGCCCACTTTCTATCAGATGTATCTTTGTGAGGTAGACTAATAGTGTGATGCTGATTATAAGATGTGATTAAATCAAAGACATTATTAATATCATCATCAAAATAGCTTAGCTTTATGTACTCCTCACCACCGATATGACTATATCCACTAGATGGATAGCAGGCACAGTACTGTCCATTGCCTCTCATCTCTACCATTGTAGCTCCTGTAGGATATTTAGCAAATACTCTACCATTAAACTTCTCTTTTGATCTAAAGTAAACATGATAACCACCTCCTGCTGTAGTGTAACAGGATAGCATCCCATCTTTGATTAGCATCTTAATGGATGGCACATTAATAAAGTCATCAAATGTATCTTTAATAGGCTCACCATTATGGCAGTCAAAGTCAATGCAGTAAAATTCACTAACTAATCCACAGGCTATCCCTATTTTTTCAGCTTTTAAGAATCTACTATCTACATCTGTAATAGTTTCATATAAAAAATTATGACCTGCCTCAAGCATTGGAGCTTTGCTGTTCCAAAGTGGTAGAGGATTCAATCCCTCTGCTATTAATTCATGTGCTACATCTATTAGATTCATAATTTATATAAAAAAGAGAGTCCCCCTAAGCGAACAGCCAAGTTGATAGGGGGATTTATACTCTCTAAGATTAAAGTCTTTGTCATTTGGCTGTTCTAATTTTTACAAATGTAATAATAATTATTAATACTTTACAAAGTGTGCAATCTTTTTTTATCAACATACAACTTTGCACAGACTTTGCACACCCAAAAGTTAGCAGTACCAAGGCTTTGTGCAAAGTTGGTCTTTTTTTTTACTTTTTTTTTTTCATCCTGGTCTTATAGTATATATAGGGTAGGGGCTTTTTCTCAAAACTTTGCACAAATCAATCTAAATTATTGATAATCAATTCTATTTTATGTGCAATCTTTTGTGCAAAGTTGTAAGGACCATTTTAACATTGCACAAAAAAAGCCCCGAAGGGCTTAAATTATTTCTGCTAGTTCTTTAGCTGTCATATATTCTTTGAATTTATTGACCTTATCATATTCCCAAGGCATCTGAATCCTCACATTTATGTAATTGAACTTCTCTAATGCTGAGACTTTGTACTTATCCTCATAATCTAGATCATCTGCAGCTTGCACTAATGGCTCTATCTCATGGAGATATACTTTATCATGCATCCTGGACCATCTCCTGTGCATTCTGATACCATGAATAACAGTAGCATGATGTCTATTCATAAGCCTTCCAATTTCACTAAGTGATAGCTTACATTTGTTTAGCCTGTACATTACATAGTATCTCTTATAGACATAGGCTCTATTCCTAGAGTTGGTAGCTAGTTTATACTTTATAATTTGTTCTTTTAAAAATTTTAGTTCTGTCATTGTTTTATTTATTTAATTTATATTCTTGTTTTAATCTCTCAAGGTATAGAACAAAGTCCATTGCCTCCTCTTGTGCGTGTTGTAACCATTCTAATGTGCTTAAATCATTTCTTTCAAGTGTAGTATTATATTTTTTAATACCTGTCTCTGAACGTTTCTTAAAACTTTCTAAAACACTTAATACAATTTTATCATTCATACCTCTTCAATTAGCATTATTAAATCATCATTCTTTTGTATGAGCTGCTTAACATGATCAGCATCATATGCCTCTATAATTCTAGTCACTAATTTTACAGGACCATTCCAATAGTCAAAGGTCTTAAATACTACTTTATACATCTTCATTGCTATCATTTTTAATTGGCACATCTAAGCCATACATTAAATCAAACATTGCAAAATCTCTATTTGCATTCCTCTTACTACCCTCATAATTCTGAAAGTACCACTCTCTGAATCTCAGGTATTTTTGGTGAGTGTAATCACCATTAGCTATTTGATCCTGGACCTTAATAGCTAGCTGTGTGAACTCAGTCATTGGATTTATTATTCATGACTTGTAAATACCTTAGGTAAAGAGGCAGATTAAATCCACCTCTTATCTCTTCTGCTGTTCTCCTGCTAGTCCAAAACTTTATAATTGCGTTGAATGTCATAGCTTAGATTTAAGTAGGTTAAGATTTGCATCATTTAGAATAAAATGAGACATATCTCCATCATCAGTCTCTGTAGCATCATAAGTAAATGGCTCAATAGTGCCTGATATGTATACATCACTATCATAGTCAGTAGTCCAATTAGAAAAATAAGTATTGTCTCTTTTGAATAGGTTTATAAAGTTCATGATAATAAATTTAAAAGTGGAAATAAAAAAAGTATTGATATGATAGCAGTAACTACTACCATTAATGCCTTAGCAAATGCTATCTGCTCAGCTCCTACAGGAGTAAAATAATTAATTAGTCTCTTCATTGATTCTATCTATTAGGTTAATAATAACTACCCATTGATGATAAGCTCGTTTAGTAGCAGGATCGTCATTGCCAAAAGCATCTCTCAGCTCTACAGCCTGGTCATACAGTGATGCCTCCTCAGCTAGAATAATCTTCATAATTTGTTCTTTGTCCATGTGTAAAAGTTTTAATTGTTGATAACTATACGCCAAAGATAATAGAAAGTTTTATATCTGCAATAAAAAAGTGTAATTTATATTCATTCTAAATAAGGAAACCTTAAGAATATCATGTAATTTCAAAGTATTACATAGTTAATCGGAATTATTCCTATTATGTAATGCATATCTTACACAAAAAAAAAAGCAGCTGCGTGCTGGGGAGCTTACAACTGCTTTCTTTAACATGGAAACAAGTGCTAAGTTAATGTTTATATTTGAATTTCAAAAAATCTAAGTAACTTTTATTATTTATTTTATAATATTTTTTGCAATCATCACATCTCATCCAATGATGGATAGTACCTCCTGCAGTTACTACCTGTTTATTATACCTCACATTATAGTTAGTACATTCAGGACAGCAGAACTTTTCATCTCCCTCCATTACAGCATAATGAGTAGATGGAGTAGTGTAGGAATTAAGTTTATTAAAGACAGCTTCAAGTACAGTCACATCCATTTTGCAATACTCTACCATCTTATCCATTGCTTTCTGATCTTTCTTAAATACTATATCTTTCCACAAATCCATTCCTCCTGTATCCATCTTCTGCCCTACTCCTAAATACTTAGCTATATAGTCTAATTTATTAGAATTAAAATTAAAGTACTTTCTAGCCCATTTAAGAGTATCTATAGTCTTAGGTGAAGGCATAACATCAATACCATGTAATAAAGCTCTTGTACGCAACCATTTTAAGTCAAATCTATCCCCATTATGAGCCACAATTTCATCTGCCTGAGCCATAACTTTGAGGAATGCTTTAATCATTGCCTTATCAGATTGCTTTTTATCCCAAGTTAGGAACTGTACATCACCATCTGACTCCCATTTGTAGCAGATGCAGATAATAGCTCTCTCATGAATGATATCACCTGGATTGATTGTGAGGTTATATCCTGACCGCCAAAATATACCAACATTGAATGATGTCTCAATGTCAAAAAACAGTCTTTTTCTTACCATAAGTGGTGTAAACTTAGAACAAATATTTATCTCTCGCAAATTTAAAGAGATATGATAGCAGTAAGCCTATGCCTACTCCTACAAATAACAGGTTAAGATTGCCTCTAGTTCTAGGTCTTGTGGCTTTAGCCTGTGCTTTCTGAACTATCCTATCTTTGTAGATAGTTTTGACCTTTAGTCTATATTCTATTTTTTTATCTAGTCTAGTCTTAGGCACATAGACAGTATTATATTTGATGATAGTATCCTTAGTAGTTATAAACTTCTCCCACACTATGCTATCATGAATGATAACAGGGATAGAATCTAGTGTTGTAATTCTTATAGTATCACCTGTTTGCTCACAGCTATATCCTTTCTTAATTGCTTTATTAAGATGGTATTGTGCAGAGCAGCTGCTGAGTAGTATTATTATAGCTAAGTATCTCATCATTCTTTTATTTCAAAGTGCATCCAATCGTAGTTCTTCTCTCTACCCAAAGATATAAAGCCATGCTTATAGAATATATCTATCATTGGCTTATACTCAGCTCTTGCAAATCTTGCAGTTTTTGATGATTCTTTGAGAAGATTTCTTGCAGGATCTAAATCAATAGCTATACCCCATGAGTGCATGGATAGTGCTGTGCCACCTCTCATCTTTCTATAGTTGAAACATCCACCGAATAAATCTATCCCTAACTCTTTAATCTTATCGTATCCATATACAGATAGTAGTTCATTGAATACAGCTGTAAAATTATCAGCTACTAACTTATGGCACATCATAGAGTTGACAGTGCTGTCTAAGTCCCAAGCTATTCTCATTGGATATGGTAGCTTAATCTTCACTAAATATCCTGCACCTGTTACATTAGCAGTACCATATTTAGATGTAAGTTCCCATCTAGTCATTTGAGTTTGTTTAGGTCCTCTTTAATATCCTTAGCTCTAGCAAATAGTAGCTTCATTGACTGCCATAGGTCCAAATGGTAGACTTGCTTGTATGACTCATTAATAGACATCACCTCTATACTAGCCAACACCAATGCCACTACTTTAGTGAGCATAAATGGTACACTAAAAAAAGTTAGTATAATATCATTTAGTATGAATTGGTCTATTAAAAAGAACATAATCACAGTAATTTCATAGAGTGCTAACTTGCTGATTATAGATGAGAGCTTTCTGCTAGTTATTTTTTCCCCTAACTTTTTAGCTTTCCAAATACCTGTGATAGTATCAATACATATTAATACTCCTATCATTAACAGGATGCCACTTATTGGTAAAAAGAATGCAAAGCATATAGATATAAGTGTCAAAAGTTGTGATTGAATTGATATTAGTAATAGAGATAGTTGTGCTTTCATTCTTTAGATTCTATTTCAGATGCTAGTAAAAAAGTAAAGTAAGATATTAATAGGCATCCTAAGAATTTAAAATGTAAGGAATCAGCAAATATTAAAGAGATACCTGAAAGATACCCAAAGCCAAAAGTTAAGAATGATAAGATGCCTGAGTGTTTCATATTATTAAGATTGAATTGTTATAGCCATTGCCTCCTGCTCCTCCACATAGACCATTACACTCTAGTAATCCATTAGATAGACAGCTACAGCCATCAATCATAGGTCTAAGGTCAGTATCTCGGTTAGTTGTACCTGTGAATATAGGATACAAAGCTCTATTTTTAAGTAGGTATCTTATTAATCTTTGCTCAAAAAATGCAGCCTTTTGTGCATAGTGTTCCATGCTGAATGCTATAGTACCTCTATCTACAGATGAGCTGTTATCTCCGAATTGAGTTTGCAATCCTTTATTCTTTAGCTGTAGACTAAGACCAAATACAGCATCTTCAGCAGCTCTCCATGCAATAATAGGCTGTATGAATGTAACTAGAGTCTCTTCATCAGGATCTAAAGTTTGATTATTGTACTTAGTAAGCAAGTCATTATAGAATGTAGTACCTAATATAGGCATGATTCTTAGCTGAGCTTGAGTAGCTAAGTAAGGAGTAACATTGTTGACATCTACATTAGCTGTGATGGGTGTGTTATTCTTTAGATATGTTTCTGTTATAAAGTATAGCATTATATTATAGGTGTTTGTGCAATTTGTGATTTGCTTTTATCTCCTCCAGGTACAGGAGGTAAAGATGCTAAGGCTCTAATCTCATTCTCTGTCATAGTCTCAAGTACTTTAGTAGCTACCAAAGGTGATAGACTATTAAGTGCATCATTAGTCTTAGAGGTATCTCCCTCAAGTTCTACTATTGCCTCATTTATAATTTGATAGTTATTGATAGTGAAATCTGCATCTATCTTAGCTATAAAAAGCAACTCATTAAAGATATCTGCTACCATCTCTCTCAATGGCATAACAACATTCTTCTCAAATATGATGTAAGCCTGCTTAATATCTGAGCCATTACCTAGTGAGCCTGTTGTTCTGATTCCCATAAGGATAGGATCTATAGTGTGAGAGAAACATATCTGCTCAGTATTCAGCTGTGATGCCTCCTGAAATAGACTATCATTACCATTAGTCGGTAGTGACTCTATCTTTGGCAGTTGGTCCTGACTATTAGCAAAGAATGCTACAGCTTTACCTGCATTAGCAGCACCTTTTAATCTATCAATGGTATTTCTTATCATGTTCTTCTCCTCCTCAGACTGAGGTCTCTTAGGGAACATCATAGCAAAGGATGGAAATACTGAATTTTGAATATTACTTTTAGCAAAGTAGCTAAGTTCACCTGATAAGAATGCAAAGTTAAGTGCTGAGGTGTACTGAGGTAATGGATAGAAATCCTGTCCAATACATTCTACCTCATATACAAATAACTGCTCATAATCTCTAGAGGTAGGAGTGTATCTCCTTATCTCCTGTACTCCAATCCTACTAGACCAATCATCACAGATATAGTATCTTTTTCTATCTAAGTTTATTCTAAGTTTCTCAGGTGATAGATTAACTATCTTAGTCAGCTTCATTTTGTCATCAAAGCATAGCTTGAAATATACTCTATTATGCAGTATTAGTTGCTGAGTTACTGCAGGTACTACCTTTTTTATGTTTAGTTTTCTCTCTAGTGTATATAGCTCTAGCTTATCTTGAGGTGTAAGTCTATCAGCTACTATATTAAATCCACCACCTACAGCTGCATTCACTTTATACCCTACAATAGAGCCATGTAATGGTGATGAGTAGAATATCTGATTGAGTAGCTCAGGGAATAGGTTATCCTGACCAAAGGGGATGTAGCCATTAGTCTGATTCCTACCATTTACATATGGTAGTGTTAAGTTAGCACCTCCCACCTTTAGGAATGGAGTAGAGAATGATTGATATCCCTCTACTATTTCATGCTTTACTGTTTTAAAAAAGTCTTTTAATGCCATAATTACTCATAAATTGATTGTACTATTGGTCCACTTACTACCATCCTACCCTCTTCAATCACTACTCCTGTAGAGTTAGCAATAGT